CGGCGCAGGCGGCATGGGGGGACGCGGTGGCATCATCGTGATTACGACCTAATGGCGTCCACCGCTCGCCTTCATCCCGGCTTGAGTCGCGGCGGCATCTTCTCGCCCGCGCTCAACAAAGGCAGTCAGTACAGCCGCTTCATGACGATGTACACCACGGCGGCGGTCGGCGGCGGGGCCAAGAACTATTACTCGGGCGGCTTTGCCAACGCGCAGCGCCTGTCCCGCGGGTTGGGGTGGGTCGCGCTCTGGCTCCTGGTGGGGCAGGGCTAAGTGTTCGTCTATCAACTCAGTGAGGCGACCGCTGCACAGCGCCGCGTCCCGCTGCACCTGGTGGATGCGACCGACGGGATCACGCCGGAGACCGGGGAGAGCGCGGGACAGCCGCAACTGAGTAAGAACGGCGCGGCCTTCGGGAATACGACGGCGACACTGGTCGCGGTCGGGAACGGGTTGTATTACGTGGAACTGACGGCGGCGGAATTAGACACCGTGGGCTTTCTCGCCGTGCGCTACAAAAGCGCCAATACGGCAGAAGCGCAAGTCGCCGGGCAAGTGGTGAGCTACGACCCGTACGCCGTGCTCTCGACGCTCGACGCGGCCGGCATCCGCACCGCTGTCGGCCTCGCGTCCGCGAACCTCGACACCCAACTGCTCGCGATCGACGACCTGCTCGACACCGAAGTGGGCGCGATCAAGACCGACACAGCGGCGATCAAGGTGCAGACCGACAAGCTCACGTTTACGGTGGCGAACCAGATCGATGCGAACGTGCTCGACTGGAAATCAGCCGTGGCGCCTGCGATGACGGGCGACGCCTTCGCGCGGCTCGGGGCCCCATCCGGCGCGAGCGTCAGCGCGGACGTGGCCGCGATCAAGGTCGATACCGCGGCGATCTTGGTGGACACCGGCACGACGCTGGATCTTCGTATTCCAGCCGCACTGGTCAGCGGGCGGATGGACAGCAGCGTCGGGGCCATGGCGGCGAACGTGATCACCGCCACGGCGATCAACGCCGACGCGATCACGGATGCCAAAGTTGCCGCCGATGTCACGATCGCCAGCGTCACCGGCGCCGTGGGGAGCGTCACCGGGGCGGTCGGATCGGTCACGGGCGCCGTCGGCTCCGTCACCGGAAACGTGGGCGGGAACGTCGTCGGCTCCGTCGGGAGTGTGACCGGGGCGGTCGGATCCGTCACCGCCGCCGTGACGCTCCCGGCGATTCCCGCGAACTGGATCACCGCGGCCGGGATTGCGGCCGATGCGATCGGGGCCTCCGAACTCGCCGCGGATGCGGTGACGGAGATTCAAAGCGGCCTCGCCACGGCGGCGGCGCTGACGACGATCGATGACTTCCTCGATACCGAAGTCGCGGCGATTCTGTCGCTCGTGGATACCGAAGTCGCCGCGATCGTCTCGCTGCTCGATGATGCGAGGGCCGAACCTGGACAAGGGAACCCGCCAGCGAATCCAGACGCGCTCACGAAATTAGACTACTTGTTCAAGTGGACGAGAAACAAAAAAGACAACGACGGCACCACCACCAACTTCTACGCGGATGACGGAGTCACGGTTGACCACAAGCAGACGGTCTCCGAAGCCGCTGGCACCGTCACGAAGGGCGAGATTGTCACAGGACTCTAAATGGCCGTCACGACGATCAACGACAAGGTCGGGGTCATGGAATGGTGCCTTGTTTTTGAGCCAGGGCTACCGATCTCGCCAGGCGCGCTCGGGCAGAACGATCGACAGCAACTCCTCAACGACTACCCCGGGTTTCTCTGGGGCGATGCGCCTGCCGCCGACGAGGACTTTATGGATCTGAACACCAGGCTCCGCGTCTTCCTCGAAACCTTCTACGTGTTGACGCCACCGGGGGATCTCACCTCGATGCTGGCGAAGTATCTGCGCGAACAAGGGACCGGCGACGCCAACGAACGGTTCAAGGCACTGGTGGCCGCCGCATGATGATCGCCGTCCTCCTCCTGCTCGTGGCGTTGGTCGTGGGGGTCGCGCTACTCGTGCGTGCCGCGTGGGTGTTGCAGACAGCCGCCGGGCCACTCCATGCCGATCTGCAGGAGATCGTGGAGGCTCTCGCCGACGCCCACCGCGCCAGGGCGACCCGCGTCGCGGCGTTGCTCGAAACGCGCGGCGTCGGGCGGGTCATGCTCCAGGACCGACTGGCCGATCGGGTGAAAGCGGGGCGGTCATGACGCTCGCGCAAATCCTCCAGGACTTGTATCGGCGCACCGGGTACGCGAATCCGCCGGGGGATACCGCGATTACCACTCGTTACACGGCGTTCGTGAATCAGGTCCAGCGGAAGATTCTCACGACGCCCGGCTTCGGGCGGTTGCGCGATGACACGATCACGTTCTCCAGCGTGGCGAATCAGGCGGTGTACGCGCTCCCGCCCGCGGTGGCGAAGATCCAACACATCGCCGATCGCACGAATACCCGGCCACTCGATGAACGCTCGCTAACGTGGCTCCGCTCGGTCGATGCCGGATTGACCCAGATCGGCGGGCCGTCGTCGGCCTATGTGCCGCGCGGGATCCAGCAGGTCGCCGTGCAACCCACAGATGCCTCTGAGCTCTTCATCAAGAGCACCGCCGCCGGGGATACCGGCACGGCGTATCTGGAAGGGTTCCGCACGGGCGGCTATCCCATCACGCTCTCGAAAGTCATGACTGGCGTCACCGCCGTGTCGTTCAGTGCCACGATCGCTGACCTAATCGAAGTGACGAAGCTCTATCTGGGCACGGCGGCCGTGGGGTCCGTGACGCTCCACGAGGATTCGGGAGCCGGGACGGAACTGGCGCGGATCCCGATCGGCCAACTCTTCGCGCGCTATCAGGCGATCCAACTCTGGCCCACCCCGGGGAGTGTGGTCGTCTATCACGTCGATTACGTGCGGACCATTCCGGACCTGATTATCCCGACCGATGAACCGCTCGTACCGGAGGACTTCCACGATCTGCTCATCGAAGGGGCGCTCCTCAAGGAGTGGACGAAGAAGGATGACCTCTCGCGCCGGCAAGAGGCGAAGCAGAACTACGACGACCGGCTAATCGATCTCCGGCACTGGCTGCTCACGAATCCTGACACGACGGCGTCGCTGCGGCCCATCCATCGTGGGTGGAGCTCGCTGGGCCCGATGTACCCGAACGGATCCTGATGGCACACCCGAAGCCCATCGTCATCGCGGATCTTCGCGGCGGGCGCAATGATTGCGACCCCCCGTTCGCGTTGCCGATGAATCAGTGCGTCGAAGCGTTGAACGTCGATTGGATGGATGCCACCGTGGCCCACAAGCGCCGGGGATCGACGGCGATCACGGACACGGGCGGGACGGCGTTTTCTTCCGGCATCCAGACGCTCGAGCGCGACATCCCCGGCGCAGTGGAAGGTGACGCGGTGTTCTGGGGCGTGGACGGCGCGGCGACCCCGATCGTGAAGCGCATGACCGGCGGAACAAGCTTTGCCAACGTGACGCTGGATGACGCAATTGCCTCCAGGCCCCAAGACCTGATGGGCGTCTCGCTGAACGGGAAACGGTTCCTGGCGTACGACTCCACCGTGGATCGGCTGCACGTCTACGATCCCACGCTCGCGAGTCCACGGGTCCGTCGTGTGGGCTTTGCGACCCCTGGCGTCCCGACCGTGGCCGATACCGGGGCCGGGGCGTACGGGGCCGTGTTGCGGTACTACCGGGTGCGCTGGCTGCAGTTGAACGTCGCCGGCACGCTCGTCATCCGGCGATCGGAACCCAGTGCGTCGGTGAGCTTCACGCCGTCAGGAACGGGAACGGCGGCGCGGATTACCCGACCCACGGCGGCCGGGGAAGGGGAAACACATTGGGAGATCGACATCTCCGCGGATAACGCGACGTGGTTTGCCTTGAACCGCTTCCTGAATGTCGTGGGTGGGGTCGAGATCGCGATTGCGACGACGACCCGCGATGACCTCTCGGTGATTAGCGGTCTCTCCGTCTTGGAACCCCAACCAGACGCCATCGGCACCTACACGCGCTTTCCGAGCGTGAAGTATCTGATGTCGGACGGCAACCGCTTACTCGGGCTAGCGGCGTGTGAACTCGCTGGGGCGGATAGCGGCGGGAAGCAATCACGGCTCTGGTACACGCCCGTGCTCGGCACGTCCGATCACGGCGACGATGAGCGCGTGATCTTCACGACGACACAGAAGAACTGGGTCGACCTCAACGAGAACGACGGCGGCGGCGGGACCGGCCTAGGCGGACCGGTGAACGGCATCCCCTACGCCTTTAAGTATCGGCAGGTCTGGAAGCTCCGGCCGACTGGCGACGTGGCGACGCCGTATCTCCCCCGAAAGCTCAGGGATGACATCGGGTGTCCGTGGCAGAAATCGATCGCCCTGTGCGAAGACCAACGCGGCAGGCCCGCGCTGAACTTCATGAGCCACAAAGGCCCGTACCGCATCACGTTCGACGGCGACGTGGAATACATCGGCCGCGATAACGAGGTGACGTGGCGCTCGATGAATCTCGCCGCGACGTCTGTGGTCTGTCACTCGGTGTATCACGCGGACCTGCATCAATGGTGGGTCTATCTCGCGACCGGCGCGGCGAACGATCCAGACGTGAAGATGATGTTTGACGTACAGCGTGGGTTCCCCGACGAGAACGGCCAGATCCGCGGCGGCTGGGCGAAGCACACCGGGGACAGCGCCGCCGCCCGGACATCAACGCTGATGTCGAACACGCTCGGGGCGGTCATGTCGCGCGATCTGAAACCGTATATCGGTCGCTCGACTGGCACGGCGATCCAGAAGGCGGATAGCACGTCGCTCGATGATGCCGGGACTGACTTTCAGGCGTACGTGACGACCCGGCCATTACTCACGGCGCCGGATCTCCTACATAAGGTGGGCGTCGGTGAATCGACCATCGTGGCCAAAGCCACAGCGGGCAGTGATGTCACGGTGACGATTCAGCGGGACTTCGGGAAGGAAACCCGCGCGCACGCCGTGAGCCTCGCCCCGGCTGGAGCGGAAACGCGCGTCATCAAAAAGGTCGACGGCTCGGAGATGGGCGAAGCCGACGCCGTCCAGATGACGATCGGGGACAGCGCGGCGAACGAAGAGATTTGGACCGTGGACGCATTGATCACGCCGCTCACGGTGCAGGAGAAACGGTGAGCCTCCTGATTGGCGATATCCAGCCGGGCTCCTGGGAAGACCTCTTCGCGGGGATCGCGGCGATCCAGACGTGGGCAGGGAAAGTCGAAGGCGTCAACGCGCAGCTCACGACCGGCCTGGCCGGGCTGCAAGGGGTGCCGACGGGCGCCGGGTCTCTCTGGTACACGAACACGGCGCCGGCAGGCTGGTTGCTCTGCGATGGCTCGCTCGTGAGTCGCACGACGTACGCGTCGTTGTTCGCGGTGATCGGCGTGACGTACGGCGTCGGGAACGGCTCGACCACGTTCACGCTGCCGGATTTACGGCAACGGTTCCCGTTAGGGAAAGCGGCGACCGGGACCGGGAATGCGTTGGCGGCGACGGGTGGGGCGATCAATCACACGCACGCGGGCGGATCGCTCGTCGCCTCGCATGACCACGGCGGCGCCACCGCGCTCGCCACGTCCGGGACCGAACAAGTCCAGTCCGGGACGGGCGCGTTTGTGGGGTCGGACAATAGCCATGACCACACGATTTCCACCGACGCGGCGGCGGTCACCGGCACGTCTGGCAGCGGCAACCCTCCCTATCAAGTCGTGAATTTCATTATTAAGGCTTAGTTATGGCATCACCGGTTCAACAGCAACTCCAGACGCGGGTGATTGGGAGCCAAGGCAAGAAACCTGGCGAATGGATCGGGAGCCGATACATCGGCCCGGCACAACCGCAGCCCCCTGCGCCAGTGGCCTCGCCGTTCGCGGCAGCGCCCAGCGCCCCCGTGAGCGCGCCCCAGGTGCAACCCAATCCACAGATGCAGGCACCCGCGCCCGTGAGTGCGCCACAGGTGGGACAGCCACGCGCGGTCGAAGGCTTCCAGCAAAGCAAGCTCGATGACGCCTCGCACCAGACGGCGAAGTACGTCGCCGGCCGCGTGCTGCAAGCGGGCGGCGGGGTCGATCAGATTCTCGCGACGCCCCAGTACGCGGGCTGGACCAAAGTCAGCGGCGACAAGATCCGCAGTCCCCAAGGCAGCATCTACGACACGTCGCGTGATTTCACCGGGGCGAACGGGCAACCCGGCGCGGATGTCGGGCAGTTTCAATACATCAGCGGCGGGCCGGCTGGTCCCCGGAACGACGGAATTCGCGGCAACGATCCCCACGGCGGGAACTACGTCGGCCCGCAGGGGAGTGGTCCTGCGCCGAACAAAGCGATGCTGAACGATGGCATCAAGGGGAACTACGCGGCGGCGCAGAACGGCGGCGGCCTCCAGGCGGGTAGTGCGGGCGGCGGATCGTTTCAGGACCAAACCCGCGCGCTCCTGATGCAACAACTCCAGCAGTCCAGCCAGCCGATCAGCGCCAACGATCCACAGATCGCCGGCGAGCTCGAAGCGCAGAAACGCCTGATCGACCGCAACCGCCAAGACCGCCGCGCGGCCGGCGCGGAACGCATGGCGGCCGAAGGCTTGAATTCCGGCGGGGCGGGATCGGGCGCGATGGACAGCGAGATCGCGAGCGGCTTTGAGGATGCCGGCCAGCAGAAGACCGCGATCCAGTCGCAGCTCTTCGGGCGCGAACTCCAGAACCGCCGCGCGCAGATGTCGCAGTTGCTACAGATGGCCCTGCAATCTGGGGATCAAGAGCAAGCCAGACAGCTCCAGCTTCAAATGCAGCAGATCGATAACCAACTGCGGAAGTCGCAGTGGGATGACAGTTACGGCCTGCAGACGCAGGACGCGCAGTACCAACGCGATCGCGACGCCGCCCGCGCGAAATCCGGGTTGCCGTTTTAAGGACGTGAACGATGGCTGAATCTTCACCCGAACAACTCGCCCCGCTCGCCGCGCAACTGAACGCGCATCCGGCGATCCAGGCGTTCGCGAACAGCCCCAACAAAAGCGTGATGGGCTGGATGCGTGCGTTGTCCGTCGCCGCTCGTGAAACGGGGGTCGAGCTCCCACACGACTACCAGCCACATCTCGTCAACGGCCAGGTCGAGCTGAAAAAGCTCTCGTTCATGGAGCGCAACGAATGGATCAAGGCGGCCATCGCCGTCGGGGCGCCCATCGCGGCCGGCGCGGCAATCGGGGCGGTGGGTGGCGCGGCGGCGGCTGGCGCTGGGGCGGGCGGCGGCGCGGCGCTCCCAGCCTCTACGGTCGGTCTAGCGGGCTCC